AAGCAGTCACGCACGCTCGGGGGGTTGTTCTCCACGTTCCTTGACGTGATCGACCAAGCAGCCATGCGCTTAGGGAAAGTACTCGTACAGACATTTGGTCTTAAGGACGTACTTGCCCGCGTGATTGTTGTTGTCGAGCGGATTGGCAAAGCATTGTCAACATGGATTGAGACCAACCCGAAAATAGCCAAGTTCGTCTTCCTGCTTGCTGGTATTCTAGCCGTCATCGGCCCGATCGCAGTGGCTGCCGGGGTAGTGGCTGCTGTACTCAGCGGGCCAGTGGCGGCAGCAGTGCTTGGGGTATCCGCTTTCATTGCTGCTCTAATTGTTTACTGGGATGAGTTCAAAGCCGCGTTACGCAATGCATGGCCGTTCCTTGTCGGCATGGCGGCAGTAATGGGCCTCCTGACAGCTCCGATTACTGCTGTTGGCCTAGCCGTTGCGGGCCTTGTTGCCTATTGGGACGATTTGGCTACGGTCATGCAGAACGTCATCAATTTCTGGAATCGTGACTTTTCCTCTATTTGGTCGGACGTAAAGGGGCTGCTCGGTTTCGGTGGCGACGTAAATATTGCAGCTAATCAGCAGCTACAAGGTGCTGTCGATGTCAATGTGAACGTGGCGGGTGCCCCAGGTACGGTGAAGAGTGTCGCCAGTAAGGCCAACGGCCCGGCCATCGGTAACCTTGGCGTCAATATGGCGGGGGCTGGCGGATGAGCACCGTAACCATTGACGAGGTTCGGCAGGCGTCCTTTCGCGGTGCCACTTTCCTACTGTCGGGAGATGCTACTACTGAGGGCGGGCGCAAGCTTGTCACACATGAATACCCGAATACGGATCGACGTGTTGTTGAGGACATGGGACGCCAGCAGCGGACGTTCACACTATCTGGAACGGTCACTACTCGTGCTCAGCTAGATGCGCTGGTAAAGGCGTTGGAGTCTTCTGGCTCAGGTACGCTTGTCCATCCATTCCGTGGCAACTTCAAGGTAGCTGCTCAGCCATACCAGTTGACCGAGAACGTCACTGACTTGGGCATCGCCACTTTCCGCATGTCGTTCATCGTTACGGATGAGCCAGTCTACCCGGCCACAGCTGGAGCGGGGCCAGCACTGATCCAGCAGCAGGTAGATACGACACTTGCTGCTGTTCAGGACGGCATCGCTGCCACATTTAATGCAACCGGATCAGGTGTGAACTACGAAGCTGCTCAGGCCGATCTGACCAATCTGGCAGGAACCATGTCGACAGTGGTTGTTGGCATCGGCACGGCATCGGATGTTATTAGCGATTATCAACGAACTGTGACCGCATTCCAGCAGGGCATAACGGCGAACATCCTGAATCCTACCAATCTTGCCAGCTCAATGGTTAGCATGCTGTCATCGGTAGGGCTTGTTGCGCAGGACACAGCATCTCAGGTCACGCTGCTATCGCGCCTATGGGAGTACGGGGCGACAGCTGTGCGCACTGCGCCAACCACTTTCCAGCGCATCCAGCGTATGCGCAATCAGGCTGTCGTGAACAACTCCGTTCGGGCATCCGCAATAGCACAGGCATACGGGGCCGCTGTCACGGAGATATTTGTCAGCGACTTGGCTTTGGAAAATCGTGAGAAACAGCTTGATGCGGCATATCAGTCGTTGCTCGCTGATACTTCATTGGCCGGAATCGACAAGAATCCGTCCGGGCTATCTGATACCGTTCTCCAGGCGCTTTATGACCTACGCGCTGAAGTGCAGACCTATTTTGATTCGGCCACTGTCAATGCGTATAAGCTGGCTACTGTCCGGGTGGCAGAACAGCCGGCAAGCATCGTAGCCTTTAACCAGTACGGATCGCTCGATCACCTTGACGACTTCATTGCGATCAATGCCATCCATGACGTATCGTTCGTGTCCGGCAATGTGCAGGTGACCACCCCATGATGACCCTCGAGATCAATGGGCGGGAGGTGTATACCTTCACCGATATGTCGGTGGTCAAGTCAATGGAAACCGTTAGCGGCGCTTTCAGCATTACGGCGACATCGGACGGTGTGATCAATCTGCCAATTCGGACTGGTAATGCTGCACGTATCCTTGTCGATGGCGCGGCAGTCCTAACCGGATTTGTAGAGGTCATCGAACCGGGCTACTCGAACGGCAATCATTCGATCGCGATAACCGGTCGCGACAAGACGTGCGACATTATCGACTCGTCAGTGATCAGCGGAAAGGAGATCACAGGCACTGTGACGTTGGCCGGGCTCATTCGTCGGGTGCTGCAAGCTAATGGTTTAGCAACTATCACGGTGATCGATCAGGCCAGCGACGTGGCCACATTCACCTCGACAGATGCGGCAACGGCCGATATAGGAGAGTCGATCTTCGCATTTATCGAACGCTATAGGCAGGTACTGCTAACAACGAACGGAGATGGTAATCTTGTAATCACACGGGCTGGAACAACCCGGGCAATGACCGCACTGAACTGCGTTGTTGGCGATACTTCCGGACGCAACAACATCCTATCTGCATCCGCGAAATATGATGATACATCGCGCTTCCATCAGTACACCGTGCAATCACAATTGAACGTGTCCGGGCTACTCGGGTCGGGCGGTGCAGTAACCAGCGCTGATGTCACATCCCAGAGTGGACAGGCAATCGACGTGGATATTCGCAGCACCCGTAGGCTGGAGGTTAAGCCAGGCACTGCCGACGCATCTACCGACGCCGCGAAATTGGCTCAGTGGGCCGCGAATATCAGGAAGGCGAAGGCGTTTACTTACACGGCGACCGTGCAAGGGCACCACCAAGATGCTGCTAAGACGCGGCTATGGACAATTAATGAGCTTGTGAGTGTCACCGACGACTTCCTTGGCGTTCGCGCTGACCTGCTCGTAAACCGGGTCACATACAAAACAAGCCTTGATGCGGGCAACGTGACTGAGTTACAGCTGATTAAGAAGGGAGCATACACGCTGGAGGCTGAGCAGAATGCGCGCGATGCCGCAACGAACCAGATCGGCGCGGGGATTCTGCCATGATTAATGCTCTTCGCACCCTGATCACTCGCGCGCGTGTGTCACTATCGCTATCTGATAGCAGTAACTTCCCACGCACGCAGGCCACGTGGAATGGAACAACGAAGCCGGTCGAGACTATCTGGCCGTATGGATTGGCTGGTCGTGCGCCGTCTGACTCATTGCTACTGCTATTCCGCGTCAACGGAACGACCGAGGACCGTGCGGGCATCGCGATGGACCCTCTGCGCCGGTTCAAGGATCTAGCCGACGGTGAAGTTGTGGTTGGTAGCCCTTTCAGCGGTGCGAACGTGCACTTTAAGGCGAATGGCGACATTGAGGTAACGGGGCCGGCCAACCTGATCGCGAGCATCACGGGGTCTGCTACTGTTACCGCCCCCGGTGGAGCTGACGTGAATGGCGTGCAGATTGACTCGGCAGGTAATGTGACCATTCCCGGTACGCTGACAGTGACCGGTGGTGCGTCGATCGCTGGTAAGGATTTCCTGACACACGTGCACTCTGGCGTCACAGCTGGCCCGAGCAATACTGGAGGTGTCGTATGAGTACCCCCATTGACGTGGCACTGACACAAGATACTACTGATGGCACTTTCGATCTGTCGATTGTTGCTGGAGACTTTGTATCGACGAACGGATTCGATACAGCACTCCCAATGAGCCTGTGGTGCGAACGCATGGCGGATGAGAGCGAGGTTTTGCCTATCGACCTACGTCGCGGCTGGTGGGGCAATCTGCTTGATGCGGATGGATTCGAGATAGGATCGAAATTGTGGCTCCTGGACCAACGTCGACGCAACCAGTCCACGCTCAATGCTGCCGTCGATTACGTGCGCGATGGTTTGCAGTGGCTGGTTGATGACGGCCACCTTGTTTCCATCGACGTATCCGCTCAGTTTATTTCGGAGGGCATTTCTATTACAATTACGTTGTACCGTAGCAATGGTGCAACGGATCGCCGAAGCTTTGTCCTGTGGGAGAATACCAGTGGCATTTGAGTGGCTGAACAGAAGTACCCTAACAGACCGCGTCAGAACCGACGTGCAGCGTTCGCTACCTGAGTCCAAGATCATCGGATTTGCTGGGCGAATCTATGAGTTCTACCTACAGCTACAGATCATGCTTCTCGAGATATTTCCGGACACGGCAACTGGAACTTATCTTGAGCGATGGGGTACGTGGAAAGGTATTACCCGCAACGTGGCAACCGGAGCAACTGGCAATATTACTGCAACCGGGACTCCAGGCAGCAGCATCCCAGCTGGCTCGCTGCTTGCCGCCGCTGACGGCGAGGAGTACCAGACAACTGCCATCGCAACAACCGCCGCCAATATTCTATCTGTCACGTCGCTAACGCGAGTTGGTTCTGTAGCCACAGCTACCACGGCATCTGATCATGGGTTTGCCACCGGAGACACTGTTACCGTCGCGGGAGTAGTTGAGACGGCATACAATGGTGCAGTTGTCATCACCGCAACTTCTGCTACCACGTTCACTTATACCGTAGCAGGTGCACCATCTACCCCGGCTACAGGAACGATC